ATTAAGTCTGATTTTGTGTTGGCCAAGGTGACTAATAGAGGAATTAGAGTTGACCAAAACAAAGTTAATGTCATGGCCCAAGGAGTTATTAAAGAAACCGAAGGGGCCAAGGCATTCTTGGTTGAAAGAGAATTTGCTAAGGTCGACCCTAAAAACCCCAATAAGCTTAATAAGTCTGTATTAAAACTAAGAGAGCATATTACCAAATTAACACCGCGCGGCTTTAGTCCAGAACAAACAGAAAAGGGCGATGTATCAACGAGCAGGGCCGTGTTAAAGCGCTTTGCCAAACAAGATGCCGTGTGCGAGGCGTTCTTAAAACTATCTGAATTTACCAAACTAGAGAGCACTTACTTGCCTGCTCTAAAAGATCATACAGTAAGGGCCAATTATAATGTTTTGGTAGAGACCGGCAGGACGAGCTCATTTGGCAGCACTCTTTATCCATCATGTAATCTTCAGAACTTTCCAAGAGGGATGGGCGTTAGGGAATGCTTGATACCACGCGATGGCCATGTGTTTGTCAGTATTGATTATGGCTCATTGGAACTTTGCTCTGTGGCCCAACAAATCTATAACAAATATGGATTTAGTACGCACGCTACTCAAATTAACTCTGGCACCGAGCCAACTGATTTACACTCGTTCCTTGGTGTTAAGATTTATAATTCTTATAAAAACACCGCTCCTACAATGGAGGGCGATATGAGTTATGAAGAATTTGTCCAAAAACTCCAAGCTGGCGATAAGGAAATTAAAAACTTTAGAACATTGGCCAAACCTGTTGGTCTTGGCTTCCCTGGTGGCCTTGGACCAAAAACAATGGTCGAGTTTGCTGCATTAACATATGGGGTAAAGCTTAGCATCGCAGAAGCCACAAAACTAAAGAGCATCTTTTATGATACCTACCCTGATTTTGCCAAGTTCATGCAAAAGGATTCTGCCAAATTCAAAACAGGAAAACGCAAGTGTATGGGCGGTACGACGTATATAGATGAATATGCGTATACCATTGGCGGCCGTACCAGAACAGGGTGCACGTTTACCAACTTTGCAAATGGGTATTTGATGCAATCGTTGTCTTCTGATGGGGCCAAGGAGGCATTGTATGACACATACCAATATCTTTTTGGTAAGAGCATCGGGGGGATTGTTAACTTCATACACGACGAGATCATCTTTGAAATGAAGGACACAAAAGACCTTGAGGAACATGTTACGGCACTTGCTTATGTGATGATCAAAGCCATGCAAAAATCTATGCCAAATATCAGGATAACCGTGGAGGCCTCCGTTATGCCAGATAGATGGTCGAAGGACGGCCCCTTCAGGTTTACCAACAAATACTGGTTAGATGGAGCGGCGAAATGAACAATGGCATCAAAATAACTAAAGATAAACTACACCCACAAGACATCCCTTGGTTAGCCATTAAATCAATCTTAGACGTACGTGTTTTTGGTAATAATAAATACCAACCACACACATTCTACCTTGTCCAACCACTCCTCCATTTAGATGCATGTATAAGGCACCTTATGGAAGTCTATATCTCTCTTGGCCAAGGAGAAGGGATTGAAATAGACAACAAGGAAAGCGGACTCATGCATTTAGAACATGCTTTGTGCGATTTGGCTGGTGTGGTCGAAATCATCAGGAGGAACCATAAAAAACGTGGTGATGCAATTATTAAGGAGATGCACCAAAATGCTCCAATATAAATTGATACCAAGAGCATTAGATACCATAATTATAGGTATGATATCATTAATGGCTTTGTTTGGTATGTTTGTAGGTCTTGCTGCCATGTTACTCCAAGCCACAAGCCCCTTTAGATAAGATGAGGAATACATGTTAGCATGGTATGAAAAGAACAGATTTAGAGTAGTTTTTGTACTTTTATTGTTAACTGGCATGTACCTTGTACACTGCACCCCTCAACAACAAAAAGAATCCCTGTCTCAAGAGAAAACAGGGACTAGTTAAATCCTATGACAAAACATTATTATTATACACTAAATGGGCAGGGGAGTTAATATGATTACCAAACAGGGCCTAGAACTCATAAAACAATTTGAAAAATGCTCTTTAAAAGCTTATTGCGCAACTGAACAAGAAGAGCGTGAGGGCAAGTTTACTATTGGTTATGGCCATGTGTTAATTGGTGGAGAAGAAGATGTCCTTGGCCATCAAATAGGTATCACAAGAAGATGGACCGAGATAACCAAAGCAGATGCTGAAAAACTATTGGCCAATGATATAGAGTCCATTTGCAATAGGCTGCGTAAGATTTTACCAGAAGAATTCCTTGAGCCACACCAAAAGGATGCCGTGGTATCTCTTATTTACAATATTGGCATGGCCAACTTTACCAAATCAAAAGTCTATGAGCACTTGGCCAACAAAGATTATGAACGGGCCGCGTATTTCTTTAGGTCGTTCACAAGACAAGGTGGCGTGAGGCTCCTTGGTTTAGTTAGACGCCGCGCCGTCGAGAAGCTCTATTTCCAAAAGGCCGCCAACTCATATAAAGATGTTTGGTCAGGGAAAATAGACCCACATGAAGTACTCGATTTACCAAAAAGCCAAGACTAGGGGGGAATAATATGGCATATATAACGTTAAATTTATTCGGTAAAGAATATGATTTTGAATGTTACAGAGATGAGGACAACTTATTTTGCGTATCTTTAAGAGCGGAAGAAGGTTTTATTTACGATCAGGCATCAGATAAGAATTACGAAGAAGCATTCGCGGAGGTATTATTTATATTTTGTAGGTACTGGTACAAAAAGTATAGGAAGGATTTTGGAAGTGAATTTATAGATCAATCGGTTAAAGAAATAGAGGACTCCTCATATGATAAAAATTAAGAAATCATCCAAGAACATCCACTCAGCAAGTGACCTAAATACTAAATTCAGTATCCTATACAATAATATATACGAGGCCCCTCAGTTTATAACACGTCTTCACCAAGTGAGATATGTGGCTTTGGATATTAGGGAATACACGAAAGTCATAGAATTATTAAGACAGCACAACATACCACTACCTCTATACTTTGACCAAAATAATGAAGACTTTTAAATATGAAGACTTTATATGCCATATTCTACAAAGATACCAAACGCCCTTTTGGTGTGTTTACATCTATGGAAGAAGCGGAGTTTGAGAAGACTTTGATAGATAAAGAGGGCCGCCCCTCCGAGATCATTGAAATACCAACACTTGATTTATTAACACTTAAAATAGAGGCTGCTTACAATGGGTGGAAAGCTATACCTAGTCCAAACAGTTAATGATTATTATACGATTGAAACACATGGGATATTTAACTCTTATGAACACGCTGATTCCTTGGCCAAAGATATGTCTGAATCAGATGAAGAAAATGAATTTATGACAATTAATATCGTGCAACTCGATTTAAAAGTTGATACCAGGCATTAGTTGTGCTCTAACAACAAATAAAACTATGATGAATATAATAAATGGCATTTACACTAAGACTACCAAAAGAGATCGAATATAAACTAAATCAAATTGCCAAAAAAGAGGGCTGCCCTAAAAGTTACCTTATTAAAAGTATATTGGACTTGTACTTCATAGCCTATGATTTACAAGAAAAAGAGGATGATGCCAAACTAGTTGAGTTGGTACAGGAGATTGAACAGCTTGAATTAGATATAGCCACGGATAAGACCAATGGCTTAAGAGGTTATTTGAAGGGCTTTTTTAATAACCAAACCACAGACTAAAGTGACTCCTTAGAAATCAAACGATAATAGACTGATTTAGATATCTTAAATAACTTACATGTCTCTCCTGGTGTCATCGTGCCACTATCTCTTATGGCCAATATCTGTTTCTCTTGCTCTCTCGTTAGATTCCTGGGGCGCCCAGGATAGAGCCCGTTCGTCTTGGATAAGTCTTTACGTATTTTTATCTTGTTGTTTATGACCTGCCTGTCTATATCCAAAAACACTTTGCAATTGGTAAATATGGCGGCCCCTTCTGGTGTACGTGTATCTATATTCTCATCCAAAGAGACAACATAAATACCTTTGGCCAATAGACCAGTAACTAACTCAAACACACCTTTAGTCCTATAACCAAAGACACTTAAACTGCAAACAACTAATACATCACCAACACAAAGAGCGTCCAAGACAATATCTAAATTAGTCGTATAATGTGTGTTATCCGTTATTGGTTTTAGTTTTTTGAAGTCTTCTTTGGTTTTTGAATAACCGATTGTTTTCGTCATATGTATCCCTCTAATTATTATTGCTATTATAAAGAGGATGTTGGTGAGAATGCAACTTTATTTAATTGTGTGTGGTTAATACATTGTGCTACATGTAACACATATAACAAAGGAGAACAAAATGCACCTTACGATAAGATTACCAAATGAACTTGGTGAAAGATTAATTAAATTAACCGCTCTAACCAAAAGACCAAAGAGCATGTACATTGTGGACGCCCTACAAAGTTACCTTGATGACTTCGAGGAGGACTTTGTTGATATCGTTAAATATGAAAATGATGTGATGGCAGGTAATGACAAGACATATTCAATGGAGGAAATCCTTGTTAGACACAAACTCTAAGTGGTTACTAAAATTTACTGAATCATCCGATAAAGACTTAGATAGATTAGAAGTTTTCATTAAAAAGAAAATAATAAAATTCTTTAATGTTCATGTGTTACCTAGAGACAATCCAAGAATATACGGTAAAGCACTAAAAGGCCAATGGGCTGGTTGTTGGGGTTATCGTGTAGCACACTATAGAGTTATTACAAGAATAGAATATGGAGAATTGACCATATTGGCAATTAAGATTGGGCATAGGAGTGATGTTTATGACGATTAATAGTTATTATTTAATGGTAAAATCAACGTACTTGGCAACCGTAAGAGCATTATCAACAAGCCAGCCAACTATAACACCAAGTATAACCAACGCCCCATAGATGAATTTATTGACTGCTTGGCGCCCCCAGTGATCACGGCGTAACTCGTCTATCTTGTTCTCCAAGTCACCCAATCTTCTTTTGGTGTCATCTTCAAACTCGTGCTGCATTTTCTAAAGCCCTTAACATCCTGATAAACGCCTGTAAAAAACTAATATGAGAATATGCATTTAATAGATTTTCAACACCAGCACCCCCCCCCTCTCACAGAGTTGGTTTATTTCATAAGGACATCCATTATTATCTTCGTGTTGATTATGATAACAATTAAAATAATAGACTTTGTCGTTTATTTTAAGTTCTATTTGGTCGCCATCTTTAATCATTAATGTGCTCATTTGCATGTTTGGTTAAACTAATTACAACATCTAACTTCCCACGCATCAAGTACAAAAAGTCCAAAAAATCCTTCCCATAAGTCTCTCTATACTCTTTGTTATGGAATTTCATGTATTCACCATAAGCATCTAAGAGAGCTAGTTGCGCCCGCTCTACTTCAGGTAATTGGCAACCAACTGCTATGATATCCACCTCTGTGCCATGCACACTTATTGGTAAATGAGGGCTAGAATCATCACCGTATGTTAAGTACTTTACACCATCCGCGCACCGAAGCTTTACCTGCACACCCTCGTATTGCAAACATATCTTTGTTGGTGACACAACATACGATTTAAAGCGTTTAGGGTAGTTGGCTATTGCTGTCATATTATATATAAGAGGGCCAATAAGCCCCCTTTGTTACACAGGTTTAGGATATTTTATTTTTATGGCAGCCCTTTTGGCCATGAGAGCATCGAAAGCTTCAGAGCGCCCTTCGCCATATTTCTCTACCAAAGAAACAACCATGTCATTGATACTTGGATACTCTGCGGCCCTTTGGTCTTTATACTTAACCAATTCATACGCGGCCAACGAAACCTTATGAGCAACCTCACGGGCCTCAAATTCTAAGATTTCCTCTTGTGTTAATGGCACTTCAATGCCGTTTACTAATTTATGCATAACTATTTTACTCCATAAAGTTTAAATGTACCCACTGTTAAATTACCAGAAGACTGGTATAACTTCACACAATCATAAGCAAATGTACCACTGTTCTCTACACGAATAATCGAGGTGGACCTTTGAGTTGTTGTGCTATTTGTATTTGTGTATGTACCAGTGCAAGTAACATATTGTAACGCTCTGCTTGTTGCTGGATCGTATAATTGTATTTGACCACAGGCCAATGCTCCGCCACTATTTATATTTCCATGATTGGTGTAAATCGTTGTTGACCCCATTATTTCAGAAGTCGTCCCAGCATTAGCAGCATAAGCATTGGCACTCATAGATGTGATAAATCCACCAGATGCGTAATTAGTTGTTATATAATTTGAGCCACCATCAGAACTAAATTGAATCATCAATGCGCTTGCTGTTGTTGCTGGTGCATAGTTTATAATGTCTATAACATATTTTTTATAAGTACTTGATAGGCCAGTAAAAACTATAGAAGCAGAATCACTAGCCGTTGCTGTTGTTATAAGCACATAATCACTCGTAACTGGTGTTGTTAAATTAGTCAGTTTTACTTTTTTATTAACACCAGCACTCGCATCATAAGTCGCCACAAAGTCATTGGCCAAAGAGGGAGTGGCATCCTCTGTTAATGAGCTTATACTAAACTCCGCGTATAATGGATCTAATGTTATTGATGAGTTAGCCATATTTTATAAATCTCCTTTTGGCTTATCTTAAACCATATAAAGTAAATGTCCCCGATGCCATGTCACCAGATGAACTGAGAAAACGAATAGCATCTACGTCAGCTGCTGTATCCCTGCAACCATATACAAAATTAAGCCCCGTTGCCGGTGTTGAATTTAATCCATATATAGAAGAATTAATCCAGCACCTAGAGGCATTTGATGGTGTGTTTATATCTACATAGCCACTTCTACTCTCACCTGTTCCTGTACCACATGAACCACACAAAGGTATATTCGTTGTGGAGGTCGTCCCAGTTACATATGCAGATGAACCTGCACTATAAATTTGTCCGTATTTATAATCGCTTGCGCCATCATCATATGTGGAGCCGCCATTTGTACTAGTTCTAAGCCATAATGAGGTTGCATCGTCGTTTGGTACATAGTTTTGTATAACAACACGGTATAACTTGTATGTGCTCGATAGGCCGGTGAATGATATATATGCAGAGACACTTGCTGTTGCCGTTGATATAAGCTGCCAAGATGATGGTAAGTTAACCAACTTAACTTTCTTATTATCACCAGCACTGGCATCATACGTAATCGTAAAGTCATTATTAATATCTGGTGCCGTGTCTTCTGACAAACCACTAATAGCCAATGTGTTAGCTATTGAGTTCATGTTTATTGAGGATGCTGTCATTGTTTATTTAATTTCCTTTTTACATAATGCATGATTATTTAATCCCATAAAGTGTAAATGTGCCTGAAGCTATACTACCGGAAGAGGCGTAAATCCTTACTGCATTTACATACGATGCATCGTTTCTATAAAAACTACTCATAGCCCTATTAACTGTCTCAGCTGATGACATGTATATAAACTCAGATCCCATTTTACATCTATAACTTCCGGATGGATTAAAAATGTTAATTACGCCAAAACACAAATTGCCAGCGTCGTTACCTAAACCATTATACGTCAATACGCAGCTACCTAAACTGAATGTAGATGAAGCAACAGCGCTTTCTGTATGATAATAAACAGAATGAGTGTAATCACCAACAGTGGAAGCATACGAAATACCATTATTAGAACTTGTTCTAAAATTAAGATTCGCGTTGTCTGTTGCAACAGTTAGATTTTGAACAATAATTGTATAATGAGAAAAACGATTATCTAGGTTATTAAAATTTATTGTAGCAGAAGAACTTGCTGTTGCAGTAGCCAATTGTACCCAAACGCCACTATTACAAAAACAAAGCTTACGTTCATAACTCTGGCTCGCATCATACATGGCCAACTTATCCAATGAATAATCTGGTGTTGTATCCTCAGTTAAGTCAGTGATAATTGGTGCTTGGACTATGTTGTTAAGTAACATGGATGAAGTGGCCATCTGTGTTATCCTTTAATCCCGTAAAGTTTGAATACACCTGATAATATATTACCTGAAGAACTTAGAAATCTAATAGCATTTACCGCAGCAGATGCTACGCGCGCTCCTTGACCTAAATAAGCAGATGAATACGGAGCTGCACTTAAAGACGTTCCCTTCCATGTCATATCACAACGTGCCGTTGCTGATGGATTATAAACAGTAACTTCAAAATTTGCTCGTTCATTTGTTCCAGTTCCCATATTAGAAGAACCTGTACAAGTTAAATCTATTTGAGCAATGTCAGCATCTAAAAGACTATCCGCTCCAGCATTTCTAAATGTCTCACCATACACAGAATAATCACTTGCACCAGCATCATACGTAGAACCACCATCTGCACTTGTTCTAAACCAAAGGCCTGTGTTATCCGTAACTGGTATGTAATCTTCTATAATGACTTTGTAATAATAGTAAGTGCTTGTTAATCCTGTAAAATCTATTGTAGCCGAGTTACTGGCCGTTGCTGTTGATAATAAAATCAAGTTATCTTGTACAGCTGGAGTTGAACCAATAACATATCCTCTGGACTCTAAAATCAAATAAGCTGTCGTCGTGGTATCAGCTACATAAACTGGCTTGCTAACTTGTGTTGCTGTTGATGGTTCAGTTGCAGTAGCTAAACCAGCTGAACTTGGTGACAAGAAGTATGTAGTACCAGCTGTTAAACCTGTTAAACCTGTTACGCGCCCACCGAATTGGAGCGTGAAGTTATCAACGTCTGCGACTGCACTAACAATTCCTATAACCTCTGATGCCGCGGCGCTTGTTGCAATGGCTTTGGTGTAAGTGGTCGTTACCATGTATAACAAATCACCAACAGAAAAACCGTGTGTTGATTGATTAACTGTCTTTGTAAATCCAGTACCTGTACCGCCGCCGCCACCACCTGCTGCCCACTTTAAACCCGTTGTCTCTGCACTATCTGCCGTTAATACATAGGTATCAGTACCAACAGGTAGCCGCGCATTGCCAGTACCATAAACATATATGTCGCCTTTTGTTGTTAATGGACTTGAACTTGCACCAGATGTACGTATTAATCCACGCATATCAAGTGTCAGATAAGCTGTCGTTGTGGTATCTGCTATAAATACTGGCTTGCTGACATGGCCAACAGTTGTAGGATCTGTAGCTGTATAAGCGCCTGCTGTGCTTGGTGATAGGAAATACATGGTGCCCGCCGTAAGACCTGTTAAACCAGTTACGCGCCCACCAAATTGAATGGTGAATGTGTTTACATCTGGAACACTTACAACAATACCAACGACTTCTGCAGCGGCCGCACTTGTTGCTATGGCTTTTGTGTAAGTCGTAGATACCAAATAAAGTAGGTCGCCAACCGCAAAACCATGGGTGGCCTGTGTAATCTCTTTTGTTAAACTAGTCCCTGTACCGCCACTAGCAACCCAAGCTAAATTACCACTTCCATCAGTAGATAAGACTTGGTTAAGAACACCATCATCTATTGGAAGAGTTAACGTGTAATCGGCAGCCAAATTACCAGGTGCTTGTAGTGTTACCTTGTTAGTACCGTTATCTGTTCCCTCTGATAATTGTAAATACGCGCCAGTTGTAGATCCTGGTATCACATACTTTGAAGACCAATCGGTTAAGTTGGTGCTATAAGCTTGTACGTTTGTACCAATAACAAGCCCCAGAGTGGTGCGTTGATCTGAAGTACTTGCATCATCTATGAGCGCGCGGCCTGCTGCTGTTATGTCAGCCTCGGCCCACGTGTCTACTCCAGTTGTATAAGCCATCTTATTGGCAGCCGTCCCAAGGGCGGCCAACGAAGTCAATGTACCATCATAAGCCTGCACGTTAGAACCAATGGCCAAACCTAAATTAGTCCTGGCATCTGCAGCGCTCGAAGCACCAGTACCACCATCCGTTACAGCTAAGTCTGTAATACCTGTTATAGATCCGCCAGTTATTGATACACTAGCAGATGATTGAGTGGCTATTGAACCAAGGCCCATCGAAGTCCTAGCTGTAGCGCCTGTCTCTACAACAAAATCAGTACCATCACCAACTATAAAACCACCATCTGTTGGTGTTAATGTCCCAGATAAAGCAGCATCTACAGAATTAACGGCCTCTAAGTTAGTCTCAGCAGCATTGATTCTAATAATATACTCACCCTTACCAGTGAAGTTTGGTAGCTCCACGTCAGTTAAAGAGGATGTGATTGGCATCTTAACAGAACGATCAACTTGCTCATCAATCTGCTGCACTTCCATGGTGAGTTTGTCTAATGCTTGCTCGTGGACTTCAGCTGGAAATGGGTCATTCTCAATGTAGTTTGTCTCTTGAGTTAATGGCACATTACGCGTGATGATGATTTGCGTCCCAGTAGCAGGGGCCACCACACAAGTAATAGAGCCACCAGTTAATACACCCGCACCTGTTACAGTATAGTCAGTTGTTAATGCCAAAGTGGTTGTAACACCTGTTGCCACCACATACTTGGTAACTAACAAATGCGCATCAGCTATGAAGTAAAATGGTACTGTAAAAGTTACCAAAGAACTATTGCCGTTGTATGCCACGCGTGCTGTTGTTGATGAAATAGTCATTTTTTAATTCCTCTTATCTTCCAGCATCTATAGGACGCTTCTTTTTTGGTATACCCGTTTTATCTACCACAATATCTTCAAGTTCATTAAATGCATCTCTAAGGACGATCCAATTTTGAAGTGGTAACAATTTCCTAGCTGCATGGACCGTCCCTGAATTAATATCACCCTCTACAATATCTCTAACAATTGTAGCAGCCCCTTTACCAAGGTTGGCACTTGGACCCATCACAGCAGAAAAAGGATCCATCATTCTGTATTTCGTATTTCTTAATCCCAATTTGTTTGATATGGCATTACCAGTAGCTGAATCCATTCTACCAAGAATATTTGGAAATACGCCAGCAGCCCCCCCTTGGTCAAAACCTGCATACAATAATTCCATTGGATCTTCAGTAAGCGGCCTATGAGCTAGTTTCTCTTTTGCCATAAACTGAAGCGTACCAACCATTGTCATGAATGTTAAAGCATTAACGCCCCTAATATCACCCATGGCCATTCGTTGCGCGGCTTGCATGGTGACATCTGAAGTAGCGGCCAACCCATAACTTAAAAACTGTGCGGCCAAACGCCCAAATTCATTGTTCTCTAAAACCTTTGGGACGTTTCCCTGTTTACGCGTAACGACCATGCTATCAACAACTTTTTTTAAGCTGGCTAATGTTTTATTGGCCAGCTCTTTATCGGCCCAAAAGTCTGTGCCCAAATAAACATCATGGTTTTTTAAATCACCAAACTCAGAATATTGTTTGAAGATGGCCCTCAAATCATCTTGGTCCAAACCATAAGAGGCAAACTCAACTATCTCTTTATGATTTAATTTAGATCCCTTCGATAACTTTTCACCAGCTTCCACCATACGTTTTGTATATAACGTCCCAGACCAAATCTTCTCAGCATCTGTCCATTGATTTAAACCAGTTAGGTTAAAGAACTTCTTTTGCGCCACATCCATAAAACGTTCTGCTTTACTCATGCGCCCAAACTCATGGCCAACATTCATAAACTCCGCTATACGAGAATTGATAACGCCCTCTGTACCAGCTGCTATTTTTTGAAGCTCCCTTGGTGGAGCTTTGTTGATCACATCCCTAATTGCTCTTACAGCTAAAGGAAGCTCCTTCATTGTTTTAAACATTCCATTAACTGTAATAATACGAATCGGCTCAGCTAAAGAAGACATGATAACGTTGGATAACATTGATAGCGTGTTAACACCACGCAAAAACTTACCAGCACGCCTCATCCCCTCGTTACTTTTTGAACCAAGGGGTTGCCCAGATACGGCCTTTAAATAATAATCAAAATCATGAAGAGTCTGGACGCGCTCCTTTGTAAGAGCCTTTGCTAACTTTGTGTTACCTTCTTTATTCGCTGCAACAGTTAATCTTGAATACTCATCGTTAATGGCGTGCTTCCACTTGGTGGCATTCAAATCACCAAACTTCTTTACAATGGTCGTTGATGCGGACGCCTCTTTAATATACCGGTGCAAAACATCTTCAACGTCTCTGTTTAAATACTCTTTTAAAAAGGAACTCGAAACATCCATACGGTGTTTGGTGCTTTTTGGCATACCAGATTTAACAAAAGAGAACATAGCATCCCCTGTTAAACCCGTGATTGTATTCATGGTATCAGATGCAGCTTGACGCAACTCATTTGCATCCATGTTAGAGCGGTAACGAATCTTCTCAAGCTCTTCAATAGCATCCTTATTACCTTGAGCGACCAATTTCTCCAGATCATCTACTTTATTTAAAGAACGCCTTAATGAATCTTGAAAACCAGCAACTAACGCATCCTTAAATCCCTCTGGATCAGCCAATATCTTTTGTATATTATAAGCTCTTGGCACATATGAAAGGTCACTAATAACCTTTTGTGATTCGTCCAATAAATCCGATCCAATCAGTTTTTCATGCCATGGCTCTATTATGGAACTTCTAAAATCTTTAGCTAGCTTCTCTGCTTGTGGAATGCGAGATACATCACCACTATACATAGCGTCATACACTTCATTCTTAAATTGACTAAATGAAATCCTTGATTCGCGAGTTCCTTTAATAGCAGCTCTGTATTCGGCATAACTATTATCTAATGCTTTAGCTACATATAACTGATCCCCTTGAGACATCTTTATTAGTGTCTCTGCAGCCGTATCACTAGCTATACCTTCAAGATTCTTTGTTCTGATACCAACTTGCTCTAAAAGGTTTTCAAAAAATAAATTAGCTTTTGGTGACTTTAAACCAGCAAGCCGCGTAACCGGAGATATCCATTTTGTAATAGACTCTAAACCTAAAGAACTAGCTAGTTCTGAACCAACACCTTGAGGAACTTCTACTGCACCAACTGAAGAACTTTTAGGGAATAACTCACTATTTAAATGGGACTTAATAGCATCCCTCATAGCGATCTTTTGTGCAGCAGGAACGCGCCCCAAATAGCCACCAATAGCACCACCAAGTATGGCACCAGCAGCCACATTAGCAATTGATTCTTCTGTGGAACGAGTTAATTGTGAACTTTGTAAAAGTCCCTCTTGAGCTGCCATGACAGCTGCTGACCCGGAGGCCACCTTACTAAAATTCTTAAGTAATCCAGCACCTTTTGAAACAGAACCAAATGGGAGGAATGTGGTTGGATCTAAGACACCTGCCATAAGCAAACCAACTAGCTTATCTGCAGTTGGCATTTTAACAAACTGCTCATTCCAACTAGCCTCTTTATCAAGGCGCCTTTTAATACTTTCAACTTCAGATAAAGAATTTGCCCTAACAAAATACTTTGGATCATAATCGCCAACATATTTAAATGGATCAAACTCAGGATCAATGGGCTGCGTATACGACGTTAATGATTCAACAAAATTCTCTCTTAAAGAGGCAATTGTATTTTCACGAGATATAATTGAACCAATATTCGATTCAATTTCTTTTACTCTATTAATAACAGGGCCAAATGCTCTTTCCTCTAACACCTGCCCTTGAGATAAAAAGGGATCAGATGCATTGGCAAGCATTTCATTTTTCTGATTAGTATTTGGATTAAGAGCTACCATTTACCCATACCTGTTACACTACCAGCGCCAGGTGAGGGCGCATTACCATATCTCTCTTGTTCCTCAATTAACTTTTGGCGATTTGCTTTCTCCTCTTCCAATACGCGCGCGTTCCTCGTTTCCAATACTTTTTTGAAGTCTTTTGGTTTTGAAACTGAATACCTCAATGGCTTTTTATCCGGTCCAATGACATCAACAGGTACATGCAAATCAGGATCAAGCTTTTTAACCCTAAAACTAGAATCCAAACCTGTTTGGTCATCTTCAACCAAGAAAGCCTCCTCCTGATGTACCTGTGGTTTATTGCCAAACCAAAATCTATTGATTAAATCAGGTTCAACAACACGAAGATTGCGAGATTTCAAGAATTCTTCTAAATCATAACGAACATACATCTCTGGATTTGGTGCACCATAAACTTTAGCTACACGTTCCGGTGTTATTTCCATGACGTCTTTTTGATTAAATCCGAAAGCCGTTTTGGCGAATTTGCTTTCAATGTTTTTAATGGCCAATTGATGCGCGGTATCATCATCACCACGATAAAGAGCTTCATAAACTTTCTTGTATGCCTCTTCTACCCTTGGAGATGTTGCACCCAATTCAGATTTCTCAAGACGCTTTGATATATTTTCTCTAGCCAATACATTATAAGCTTCTTTTGAGTATCTCTCTTTTGTTGCAGGATCTAGTGGCTTTAAATAATTGTTTGCTTTCTCAATAACATTATTTAAATCAGCGCCTTTATAATTTAATAAGTTAATAAAG